GCCTACGGACGTGTGTTCGCTGGATCGGTGGTAATCAGTAGCGGCTTAGATGTTGACCACAGTCCTAATGGATCAGTGTACCCATCAAATATATTGTTTGACAAAATTGGTGGTGCCGATACTTCCGACGTTATTTTTGAGAACATTCTAAAAATTGGATCATGAATAACTCTTTCCCGATTCAGGGCGCAAGCGGCGGCAGCGGCAAAGGCGGTGGCGCTACTGCGTCAGGCATGGAGGCTGATGACACCCTCAAGTCGGAACAATTTGCGACCGTTTTAGACCTGCTTTGTGAAGGCGAGATTGAGGGGCTTGATGATGGCGCTAAATCTGTTTTCCTTGATGATACGCCCGTAGAAAATGAAGATGGAGAGTATAACTTCAAGGACTTCTTGATAGTTACCAGGCATGGGACGCAGGCCCAATCCTATATTCCCGTTCCAGCAAGCACTGGAGCTATTGAGAATGAAACTGCTGTTGGAATCAAGGTTGACAAGGCTACCCCTGTAACTCGTCAGATTACTAACTCTGATGTTGACCGAGTAAGAGTCACAATTAACGTGCCATCGTTGCAAAAGATTGACAGCAATGGAAACATTTTGGGCCATAAGGTTCAATTAAAGATTGATGTTCAATATGATGGCGGCGGTTTTAACACCGTCGTTAATGACGTTATCAAGGGCAAAAGCAGCAGCAAATACCAGCGCGACTACATGCTGGACATTAATGGGTCGTTTCCAGTGGATATTCGCGTAATAAGAGCAACAGCGGATGAGACAAGTTCAAAAGCAACAAACAATATTGTTTGGGGTTCTTTTACGGAAATTCAAGACGAAAAACTGCGTTACCCAAACAGCGCATTAGTTGGAATGCGTTTTAGCGCAAAAGCATTTACCAGCGTTCCTACCCGCAAGTATTTAATTCGCGGGATGAAAATAAAAATCCCAAGCAACGCAACTGTAGACACAACAACCCATCTTGGGAGGCTGACTTATTCAGGTGTTTGGGACGGTACATTCCAGGCTGCTACTTGGTGTTCAGATCCTGCGTGGTGCTTATACGATCTTTTGATTGATGAGCGTCGTTATGGAGTTGGTGTAGACGAAAGCACGCTTGACAAGTTTGACTTCTTTTCTATATCCCAATACTGCAATGCCCTTGTTGATGATGGCAAAGGAGGGCAAGAGCCACGTTTTAGCCTCAATATTCTTATTAACAGCAGAGACGAGGTTTACAACGTCATTCAACAGCTAACAAGCGTTTTTCGTGGCATTGCCTACTACGGAGCAGGCTCTCTTGTGTTGAGGCAAGACAAACCGGCAGATTCTCAATATGTACTTGGACCAGCCAATGTCATTGATGGCAGTTTTTCATATTCGGGAACGTCAGACAGGACAAGGCACACTTGTGCAACTGTTGGCTACCAGAGCTACGAAACATTAGGTGAGGTTGAATATGAGTACGTTGAAGACCATGAGGCGGTAGCAAAGCATGGCATTATCAAGAAGGAGATGCGTGCTTTGGGGTGTTACTCACAAGGGCAAGCACACAGACTCGGGAAATGGACTCTTTTAAGCGAAAAATACCTTACAGAAACCTGCTCCTTTGCTGTTGGTATTGAGAGCGGCATCGTCCTAACGCCTGGCATGGTTGTTGATATTGCCGATCCTGTACGGTCAGGCACAAGGCGTAGCGGGCGTATTAGCTCCGCAACCACGACTGTTCTTACAGTCGATAGCGACACAGACTTGTCAGTAACGTTGACGGAAAACCCGACTATTTCGGTGTTATTGCCGACTGGTTTGGTTGAGACCAAAGGTATTAGCAGTATTTCAGGAACTGAAATTACTGTTGACGGTGCCTTTAGCCAGGCTCCAAATCCTGCTGCTATCTGGTTGATTCAAACAACCGATATACAATCGCAGCAATTCCGCGTTGTCTCTGTCGTTGACAATAACGATGGTACGGTTGGCGCGACAGCTATTTCCTTTAATGAATCAATCTACGACGCAGTTGAGTCAGACATAACTCTTACTCAGAAAGACATTACAAATTTGTCTGCTCTCCCGGTAGCGCCAACAAACCTAACCGGAACTGAGTTTTTATACCAAGAAGGCCAAGGCGTACACGTTGGTTTTGACTTGAGCTGGACTCATGACGGTCAAAACGTAAGTGAATTTTTAGTTGAGCATAGAATCGATGATGACAATTTTACTCAGGTAACTTCAACCTCTCCGTCCATTACCTTAAAGACTTTAACGTCAGGTACATTACAGGTAAAAGTTGCTGCTAAAAATAATCTCGGGAAAATAGGTGGCTTTGCATCGGCAGAATTTCAACTTGCTGGTAAAACAGCGCCGCCAGGAGATGTGCAGAACCTATCGGTTGAGCCAATCTCTGCAAACAGTTGTCGTTTGAAGTGGGATCAGGCTGTCGATCTTGACGTGAAAGTCGGTGGCAAAGTTCATGTGCGCCACAGCGCTCTGACTGACGGAACAGCCACGTTCTCAAACAGCGTTGACCTGATCAATGCAATCTCTGGTTCGTCTACTGACGTGGTTGTGCCGCTGCTTGAAGGTGAATACATTCTCAAGTTTGCTGATGACAGTGGGATTCTTAGTACTAATGACACCAGCGTAATTATTGACCTGCCTGATTCGCTGGGCAAGTTAGTCGCCAAAAACCACCGTGAAGATCAACAAACACCGCTGCCGTTCCAAGGCACGCATGTCGATACGTTCTACAGCGATCAATACGACGCACTAACGCTTGATGGTGAAGACCTAATTGACAGCATTGCGGACTTTGACGCCATCACGGTGATGGACTTCTTGGGCGACATTAAGCCGCTTGGCACTTATACGTTCTTGGACACCTTGGATCTGGGTCTTGCCCTTGATGCGGTTGAACTCCAACGGCGTTTCGTCACTCGTGCTTTCTTGCCTGCAGACACCGTTGATAGCCGGACAGCTTTGATCGACACTTGGTCTGACATTGATGGTGGAGCGGTCAACAATGTGAACGCTGAGCTGTATGTGCGTTCAACAAATGATGACCCCAGCGGTTCACCAACTTACGGCGACTGGATCCCGTTTAACAGCGGCACGTTTAAAGGCCGTGCGTTCCAGTTCAAGGCTGAGCTGAGCAGCAGCAAAATTGACGAGAACATCTTGGTGGATGAGCTGGGCTACAAGATTGAGCTGAACCCACGCTTTGACCAGTCCAATGCAGCCATTGCTAGTGGCACGTCTACCAAGTCAGTAACGTTTGAGAAACCGTTTTTCGTTGGAACGGCAACGACTGGCGGGGTCAATGCTTATCTACCGAGCGTCGGCATCACGGTGCAAAACCTAGGCGCTGACGAGCGTTTCAACGTTTCCAATGTCAGCAGCACGGGGTTTGATATTGACGTGCTGAACGCAAGCAACGTCAACGTCGATAGAAACTTCACCTATACCGCTAACGGGTATGGCAAGGGGCAGTAGACTTAGGGCATACAAAGCAGATTTGTTGTGGCCACCCACGACTACAACCTCGCGAATGCCTCTGGTAGCGCATTCCGTAGTGATCTGAATAATGCGCTGGCGGCGGTTGCGTCAAACAACAGCGATTCGTCAGATCCGGCAACTACGTTTGCATTTCAGTGGTACGTCGATACTGGCGACAGCACCCTGAAGATCAGGAATGCCGCCAATAACGCCTACGTCAACGTCTCAACAGTTGGCGGCATTGGAACGGCCAACCTAGGACTCGCTCCAGCAGCTAGCCCGACATTTACAGGCGACGTAACGATCAGCAGCACGTCGGCACTGCAAATTCCAGTCGGTACAACGGCGCAAAGGCCAAGCAGCCCAGCTGCAGGCGACCTGCGTTTTAACAGCACTACCGCCTCGGCTGAGATTTACAACGGTTCAGCTTTTGTTGCTGTCGGTGGCGGAGCCACAGGCGCAGGTGGTGACCAAATTCTGTATGAGAATGATTTGACAGTCACAACCTCCTATAGCGTTACTGCTAATAAGGGAGCCCACGCCGTTGGCCCGTTGGTGATTAACAGCGGCGTCACCCTTACCGTTCCTTCAACCAGCCACCTCGTTATCAGCTAATCATGGCAATCACTATCAACGGCGGAGGAACAGTCACAGGTGTCTCAGTTGGCGGCTTGCCTGACGGCATTGTCGATACCGACATGCTTGCTGCTGATGCGGTGACTGCGGCAAAGATTGGCTCAAAGACTTTTACAAGCTACGCAATCATTTGCGATGAAAAGGCTCACAATGTTGACGGCGGCACGTTTACATCTGGCGATTGGCGTACCCGTGACTTGAATGCTGAAATTGCTGATCCTGACAGTATTGTTTCCATTTCAAGCAACCAATTTACGTTAGGTGCGGGCACTTATCTAATAGAAGCGGCTGCCCCAGCTTTTGACTGTGATAGGC